ATCAAATGTTATATTTACTTTATTAGCCATTAAATCTGCTTATCCTTATAGGCATCAATCTCTAAATGATGAGGTCCGCTACTATCACTAACAACATATACACTGGATACTTTGTATCTCAAGTTCTCAACAAGAATATAATCCCATTCCTCAAAATCAGTCCTATAATCCATGTAAATCTTAGAATCAATTCTTACACTGTCATTTTCTGCAAAAATCATCTCATTTGCATTAACTCGGTTTATACGGCATGGTACAGCACTATCAATTGCTGTAACCTGTTTAACACGCTCTCCAATTGATGATGTTGTATAAGATGTTGCATATATTGTGCATGTAGTATCAAGTAAACTTAAAAAACTCATTATTACCTCAAATCTGTTTAATTACATATTTATTAAGTGCTGATACAAATGGTCCTATTACCTCTTCTATATCTCCATCAGCAACGCTTGTTTCCTCAGTATAGCTGTAGTCTCCAATAGTTTCGGACTTTTTATTGCCATCCTGATTGCGATTATTAAAAAGGACAACCGTTGCCTTTGTAGCTATTTCCTGTAAATCAGCAGGGATTGAAGAATATCCGCCATTATATATTACTTTGTGGTATGTATCAGAGTTGGTAAGATATAGTCCATCAAACTGCTTGCTTAATGTTGCTGGGGATGTGGGAGCTTGCAGATATAAAGATGATCCTGAGTAATCAAATGCCTGAGATCCAGTCCAAAGCAGTTTAGGACTCCATCCAGAGTAATTAGTATCAGCTATTTCTGCTGTTAAATCTGCATGAGTGTTAAGAGCTGTAGCTAAATCATCCAACGTTGTGTAATCTGCAAAAAGATATTCTGTTTCAACAAAATCTGAATAAATAACAACCTTATCTGTGTAAACTTCATATGAACACATTCCAGAACCTGAATATTCAAGTTCTATAACATTTGTGTCGCCGTAATAAGCTCCATAAATTTTATTAATTGGCTGATTATTAAGGACTATAGAGTACTGCATCGCCTCCTTCTCCTCAATATAATCTGACACATCAAAAGAGCGGTCACAATAATTCTCAATGCCAAGGCTTACAGCATTAATCATATCGTTAATCATATCATCATAATCTGTGGAGGTAATGCCTAATCTAGCCTTCACATCGCAAAGTTGGGTTAAAGCCATAATTATATCCTTAAATTTAACTGGGTTACACTTATATTGTTTTTGTTCGGAAACAATAAAAAAGACCCCCGCCAAAAGACGGGAGTCTTGATATTTGTATTAGTTGCTACTAGCTATTACGAGCGTGTAGCCAATTCAACGAAGTCAGCGATCTCTGAAGAGTCGTCAGCCGTAAGCTTCTGACCAACAGGAGCGCCACCAGCACGAAGGATGAAGCGGAATGCTGTTTCACAATCTGCGAAAGCAACGTGTTCAGATTCAGCAACTTCCAAACCAGCTTTACGAACCATACGATAAGCGTTAAGGTTCGCTAACAGTATATCACCAACAGTTCCAACTGCTTTACAGTGATCGGAAACTAGGATAGGTAATCCCTTTAGTGTTCCGAAGGGACTTGGAGCCAAGCCATTGGGACCTACAAAAAGTCTTTCGCCAAGAGTGGATTCAAGACCTTGAATAGCACTATAAGCACTTCTGCTCATAATCCAGACGGACTGTTCAGGTTTTTTAGCGGCGCTGTACATAGCATCTATGTTAGCGGCGACGATCGTGTTTGGACTTTGGCCGCTGACTTTTGCAACAGTGGCAGTTTCAGCATGACTGATAATACCAGCGAAGCTGGAAAGTGTCCCATTAACAAGGATAGCTTTTTCGAGTACGGAACCAAAAATTTCAGGGATGAAAGAATTGATTTCGCCAACGAGTGCGCCAGTATCCTGTAAGGCTTCCATTGTGGCATAATACATATAGCCGATTTTTGCCAAATCTATAGAGACTTGTGCAATAGTAGGCTGAGATGTAGCAACCGTTCCAGATTCTGAAACGACAGCCGGAGCTGTTCCAATGGAATCAATAACATTGAATTTGTAGTTGTTATTAGTATCAGTCAGTTCAAGAACTCTTACCTTTGATGCAACAGCAGAGGACGTAAGAACGTCAGGCTGGATAGCAGGATCTACATAATCAGTAGTAGCGTAATTACCTTGAGTCGTGGTAGTAATATTAACCGTCTTATTGTGAATAGCTTGAGCAAATTCACCGAGGTTTTTAAACTGATAAGGTTTTTCTTCAACAGTTTCTGTTTTTGTGGTTCCGATAACCGCTTTGAGACTTTCGGAAATAGCATCTGCAATACTTTTAGTATCAACATCTGCAACGACGTGCTGGGGAGCTTCTTTGTACTCTTCAGCATAGCCGGATGCAATCAAGCCCTTAGCTTGGACAACATCTTCAATTTCAGCGATATCGCCAACTTTGGCTTCATTATATTCTTTTAAAAATTTAATCTTCATAATTTATAATCCTTTTGTGATTTAGTTAGTTTTATTTTTTCGCACTACTTGTGCATTTTTATCTAGCTACTTCACACTCCTTGTTTATATGGATTACATACTTTAAGGGATAGTTTTTTGCTTTACACCTATATAATATTTGTTCGGATGGGAAATTTTATAGGTGTTTTAACTTATTTTCCCGCTTGCCAATCTAATAGCCATCTTAATATCACTATCGTAATCATGACCAATGATTTTCATTTTTGGCTTATCTTTAACAGGCTCATTACCAATAACTTTAATGTCTTTAATATTGCCGATGATTTTCATCTTTGGCTTTTCTTCTTCAATAATATCTTCTTGTACTTCTTCAACAGGTTCTATCGTTTTTTGTTCTTCAATAGGTTCTTCAATAGGTTCTTCAATTACTTCTTCTTGTACTTCTTCTTGTACTTCTTCAACAGGTTCAATATTTTTAACACCAAGTATTTTACATGTTTCTTCCGTAAACCCTTTGCTTGATACTGCAAGAGCCAGCGAATTTTCATTCGCTGGAACACTACATATTGAGGATTCGAAAAGAATGGCTTCTTTAACGATTCTTGATGCATTTTCGAGTACGTCTTTAGTAAACCTTCCTTTATTTTCACTTTTCAAGCGTTTGATTTCGCTATCATATTCTTCAGTGCCTTTATATAGATACTTTAGAGGTATAAATCCAACTGAAAATGTTTTAAGAATTTTATCCTTAACAAGTGTAAAGATATCCTGAGCAAACGATGTGCTTCCAAAACGTGTTTTAGATAAAATTCCGTCTTCAGTAACTTTGATTTTTTCAGAAACTCCAACAGGCGCATTCATATTATGATTATAGAGCACTATAGGATTCTTTTTATATCTTTCCAAATTAAGTGCATCAGGTAATACAATATCTCCATCACTATCAACATCAATGGTGGAAATATATCCAACAACTGTGGATTCTTCGTTTTTATCTATAGTAATATCACCAGTCGTTACAAGTCTCTTTACAACAGGTTCTTCCAGTTCATCGATTTTAACATCAATTCCGTGCTCATCTAATAATTTTTGTGTGATTTTAATTTTTGATTTCATAAGGGATCTTTCCTTTTATTTGTTAATTACACTTCTGGCTTCTTCAAGAGTTATAAGTCCAGTATCATAAAGTTTGATAGTATCATCAATCATCGCTCTGTGATTATCCTCAACAGGATCTTCATATGTTAAATATATGCGAGGCTCGTTATACATAGATATAATCTTAGCATTTAAATCATCAACGATTTGTCTTATTTTAGGAGTGATAGTCCATTTCTGATATTGATAAATTGAAGTATCGAAAGATGCACGATTAGTATCTTTCGCATCAACTAGTGGCAAAGGAACTCCGAATGCCGCCATAATGGATTCTTTTGTAATTCTTCGTGAAATCATAAAATCAAGCTCCTTTGGAGACAAACCCATCTTTACAACATCAAAATTATTACCGATAACCTTAACTTTACCTGTATTAGCCAGTCCTTTCAAAGTTTTGTTCCAAGAATTTTCAAGCAAAGTTCTTTCTTTTTCTGACAATGCCCCATCTGTGTATTTAATAATTGCACTTGGATTTCCTGAGTTCTCGTTTAAAGCGAGCTGATACATATCAAAGCTCTGATCTAGTAAATACTGGTCATACACTGACTGTAATGGAGCAAATCCAACGTTAT